CATAGGGAAGCGCCTGTAAGGCTTTGGAACCCAAGAGCGCCGCCCCGGCATAAGGAGCCGCCGCCGCCAGACCAACACCTTGCGCCACGCCCCCCGCGATTTCCGCCGCAGCACTTCGATACGGATATTCCTGCTCGTAAGCCTTCCGGGCCGCTTGAACTTGCTGCGTCGTGTAAGGCCCCGTCGCAGCCATTACAGACGGGACCGCGCCCATCGCAACAGCATTCAAAAATTCCTTACCCGCGCCCCACTCAACCGGGGGAACAGGCGAAGCCGGAGCGTTGACACTAATTGGCGGAGCCGGATGAGGCACAGTCGCAGGAGTCTCCGGCAACGGTGTCGGCGTCAAACGCTGCGAGGCACGTTGTTGCAAACGAGCAAAAGCATCTTCTGCCCCCGGCGCACCAGTCGTGACCTCACCCTGCACTTCCGGGTTCAGCCGCTGCGCGGCACGAGCCTGCAGCCTTTTGAAAAGTTCTTCATCCCCACCAGCAACTTGAACCCCCGGCATGGACCCAGCCTGCTGACCAAGCGCACTCGCCACATATTGTCCAACACCCATGTTGATGTCGTGTGCCCCAGCCTTCTGGGCTTGAGCCAAGGGCCTTCCCGAAAACCACACCGACGCAGCATCCTGCAAAGTTCCATATTTGTGCAGATTGTTAATCATCTGGTTTTCAAACACAGCCTCTTGCGCTTCCGGGCTGTGCAGAAATTCGAAAGGCGTCAGCTTGCGGCCAAGGGCTTGCTCAGTCCATGACGGAATATTCGCACCCATGACCTGATATTTGCCATAAGCACGATCTGTGGTGCCGCCCTTACGCTTTAGTTCCTCTCCAAGGGCCATATAGTTATTACCACTCTCCACTCGCCCGATGCCTTGTTTAAGGGCCTGGAGAGGATTGTAAGAAACATCAAAATTTCTTGCCATCATTCTTCTCCCTTCGGCCCTTCGTATTTGTAAAGCTGCGGGTGGCGCTTCACATGCTCGAACCACTCTTTTTCAAACCGCACCGCATCCCTGCCGTGAGGCGTATGACCAAGTTCTGCAGTATAATCTTCAAGAAAGTTCGCACGTTCCTGCACGATCTTATTCAGCTTGGTCATGTATTTATAGATTTCCTGAATGCCCTGTGGCGAAGTCCGCAGACCAACAAGCGCATCTTGGAAAGTCTTGAACTCAGTATTTGTAAGTTTGTTTGCGGAGCCCATGGCCGTGCGAAGCGCCTCGGTTTTTTGGATGATCGCTTGCTTATCAAACGCCTCCATAGTGCCGATAACTTTTGCAGCTTCTTTCGGGTCTTTCGTGCCAAGCACAGCATTAAGCGCGCCGCTCGTATCCTGCGGATCAAAGAACAGCGCGGCTTTTGCCAGCTGGAGTTGTTCCGGGCTGAACGTGCCAGTCCGATACCCCATGCTTTTCAGCTTCCCTTCCATGTCCTCAATCTGCATCATGCTGGCGGTCGCATTCTGCGCCCCTTCCTGCACTTCACCACGCAGTTTGTTCCATGCGTCGGTCTGGCCCTTGATCGCTTCCGCTTCACCAGCCGGAAGTCCCGTCGCCACACTACGTCCAGCATAGTCGGCAGCAGGGAGAGCCGAGGGTGACTCTCCCTGCCTACTTGCGGTGCCAGGAGGAGCCGACCCTACACCAACAAGATTTCCACGAGCAGCCTGACGCTTCATCCATTCCGAACGCGGAATGGTCGTCGGCACGTATTCACCAGTATTCGGATCGTATTCGACCACGTTCACAGGCTCAGTCATCATCTTAAACTTTTCCATCGCCTGCGTCGTCGCAGCACGACCAGCTTCCGATCCCGCCAATGCGTTCTTCACAAACTGCGACGGCATTACACCGCCTTTTTGCTGCAGCTGCTGATAGTTAAGAACTTGCTGCGTTGCCCAGTTGCGCGGCTTGCCAGCCGCTATACCGATCTGTGCAAAGGCTCCGAAGATTTTGCCATTGGCGTCAGGCGAATTATCACGCACGTCCGGGTCATCAGCGAGGCCAGCCATGGCTTTTGCGGTGAAGTCTAATTCTTTCGCCTGCGCCTCAAGCTGCTGATTATGCCGCTGCGCGTCAACAAGGCCCATGTTAAGAGCCTGCTGCGCCAGATCAACATATCCCAAAGCGGCATCTGGGAGCTGTGCCGCCATGCCCAACAATTTGTGCATGTCAACTTCGCCCGTCGCAGGGTCCAGAGCATGTTGCGCCAGCACACCAATGGCCCGCTTCGATCTATTTACAAGTTCCTGCTGCTCAACGGCCTGTTGAACGCGCTGCATTTCTGCGCCACGCAGACCAAGAGCCTGAAATTGCTCCATCTGCTGCAGAGGGTTCGGCGCGCTATAGGTCGGAGCCTGCGGATACGGAATACCATCAGCCATTTTCTAATTCCTTAGTAGCCGCCAATACCGGGGAGTTGTGGGCCGTAATTCATTGGGTTCATCTGGCGCGTGGGAGTTCCAGTCCCGAACCAATCGAACAGTCCAGCCGGAGCGCCAGCGGTAGGCGATCCCGTTGAGCCAGGCTGCTGCCGACCAAAATTCGCAGCAAAATACGGCATAGACACAGCCGAGCCGATGCCGCCGAAAAGCGCATTTGTGCCCTGTGCCGCAGCGTTGCCTGCGCCCATGATGCCCTGCCCCAAGGCAGTTCCCGCGCCCGTCGCAGCCTGACCAATCATCCCCGCCGCGCCCATTGCCGCATTCGCAATACCGCCCGCCGCAGATGCGCCCAACTGAGACGGACCGTAAAGCATGTTATATGCCGTCTGATTTTGCTTTAAGTAATTTTCAAGCTGCTGCTGAAAGGTTTGCGAGGCCATGCCTGTAGCAGTCTGGCCGATTTGCTGAACCAGATTACCAGAAGTCCCAAGACCTCTTGCGGCACCAGCGTTCGACATCGCACCAAGCGCCTGACTCCGCGCCCACTGATAACCTGGAGTCTGTTCAAGCTGCGCTTGCGTCGGCTGAAAGGTGGACATCAGGTTTGCACCGCCGCCACCAATGCCAGCTTTCTGCGCCGCATCACCAGTCAGATAAGACTGCAAAAGATCAAGCGACTTCTGACCGGCAGTGCTGTAGGGCGAAAGGGCCTGCGAGGCGCGCTGATAGCCTTGATCTGCAGCCTGTGCTGCCAGAAAGGAGCCAAGCCATCCCATCTGCCCAGCAGAACTTGCCGCATTCGCCTGCGTCCGAGAGCCAAACAAACTACCGAGGCCAGAGAGCGCGGTGCCGCCCATCATTGCTAGTGTTACAGGGTCCATACCGCTCTCCTAAATCAGCGTTATGACTTTATAGGTGTTCGCACCTATGGTCAGTGTGTCAATTTGTGTCCAGCCGGGAGGAGTAATCGCCGCATTCGGCAACAAAACCACCCCCGCCAAGGGCGCACCAGTGGTGCTATCTTCCGTTACCGGGACGCTATTTGCAACCAAAGCGGTGAGCAAAAGCTGTAATTGTCGGGAAATAGACCCATCCGGCTGTATCAGGTTCTTCAAGGAGTTTGGGACGAGCGCACGAAGCATCCTACGTCTCCATCTTCTCAATATCAATGAACGCCCCGTTCAGCGCCGTCGCCGCTGCGGCAGTCCACGAAAGTTCAAAAACCCGATCTCGAGCAAAGCCCAGTCTATTCCAACTCGGGATAGTTTTGTATGCACCAGTCTTGCCCAGCGTTTGCTGCACTCCATTCCCAAAACTCACGCCACGATCATCACTCCAGCGTAAGTTCAAAAAAGGATCAGACTCGGGGTCAAGGTCTGTGCCGACTTCAATATCAGCTATAAATTGTTTATAGCTTATACGATCCAGACTGCTCACAAGATGAGGGAACGACCGAAGTTTTACAATCGGCTGCCCATCATCGGTATAGGTTTGCAAATTCCAGTCGTAAAGTTTTCCGTTTTGCCAATCACCGCACACAGTCTTGCCGTAAGCAAATGCTACGCAATTCGCACGATGTCGGCGCAGATCGCCATTATTATCCAGATAAGCCCGCTCATGCCACAGTTGAGTTGACAAATCATAAACCCAAGTCCTGTCGGCAGTTGGGAAAGTCAACACATAGAAAATATGGGTGCCTTGCTGATAGCAGAACCCAATCGCATCGTTGATTTCTTCATATCTGCCGATGTCATCAGAAATAGCAGGTGTGGAGATAACTTCAGCCTTATAGGCCGTCCCCATCATTACCAACGCTTGCCCGTTATTGTCTTGGGACAGGAAGAAAATATTTAAACCCCACTTTGCCAGCGAACGCATTGCAGCAATACCATGCTGTAAGAAAACACCGGGGATCGGAGAGAACGGAAACGGAAAACCACCGACATTACTCCAGACTTCCGTAGTTCTTCGGCCAAAACTCCAAATTTCCTTATGCACCACGTCGATAATTTGCAACTGATCAGCATCACCAGACATAGTTGCGACAGACAATGCGGTGTAAGTTGTGGCGTTTGAGTCACTCGCTTGAATATTGCCATTTTGAGTGCTCGATACCAAAAACGTATCAATATATCTAATTTGATTGCCACCTACAAAGTTTGCAGGATTAAAAACTGCAAACGCATGAGTTACTAAATCCACGCTCCAGCCATTTGTCGATCCATCTAAAATAATGAGCGAGAATTTATTATCATACATTGACACCATTCCGTTTTGTGTAGCAATGGTGCCAAGAGCAGTTAAAGCAAAAACATCATTCACGAAATAAACAACGTCTCCGATGACCGCAAATAATTCACCATTACTCGCGGTGTAAAGCTGACGAACTTCGGCAACAATTCCTTGCGCCAAAGTCGTCAGCCCAGGAGTGCAGTAATGCGTGTAAGGAACTTCCGCATCTTTCGTATTAAGTTCGGGATACAGATTGATGCAACGCTGGGCATTTGCAATGACCGAACGCGCTTCATATGCACCTTGAACTAACTGGATCTGCGGCATCTTACACCTTTTGCCTTTAGGCAGTTAGCAGCGAGAACCAAACGCCATTCGTCGCGGCGACAAACAACACAGTTTTAGCTGACGCAACGCTAATGCCAGTTGCACCAGCCGTGCCGTTGATCGTGTCCGAACCGTTCGCAAACACCTGCACCGCGTCCGCCGCATCAGCGTTACGCAGCCAAACAACGCTGCCCGCTACCGCTTTGGGGAGAACAACGCTGTCAGCCGCCGTAGCGACAGTCGTAACTGTGTTCGCACCGAGCACCAAAATAGGTGTAGAAGAATTGCGCGCACCGCCAGCCAAAGCAGTGATACCGTAATTCGTCTGCAACATCGGAGTAGCAAGGATCGTATTAAGCGCGTCATCGTCCGCAAGACGCTGGCCGGGCTGGAGTCTCTGGGGAGTTGCCATTGTATTACCTCGTCTGGTCGGAGTAAATGTTGTAAACGCCCGGACGGACCAGATTATCCGGCATTACAAGGGACGGGATTTGCGCGTTTGCAGAACGTAGTGTCTGCATCGCATCTGCCGCAAGGCCACTATATCCAATGTCCTCTGGCATACGATAAGCAGCGCGCAAGCGCACCACCATGTTGTAATGCAGCGCGGCCAGATATTCTGGGGGAAAGTCGAACGTGGATGTTAAGTCCGCAAATTCACTCAGCACTTCTTTCAGAATAATATGCACTTCGTAAAGATTTGCTTGCGGGATCGGCCACGGATAAATCTTGCCCAGAGGATAGGCACTATCATAAAAGATACACTGAGAAAACGATACCAAACTTTTCAGTGTAATTCTCGCATAATCCTCATAAGAAAAGAGGATCTGCAAAGGATAGTCCACAGATTGTGTGCCCGTGGACCCCGGCAACATTCTGAAAAAAGCACTTTCGAGTTTATCCGGTCGCCACGAGACATTTATATCACCGCCGGGGCCGACCGTGTAACTCTGCGCCCCCGTGCTAACTACGCTCTTATCCACAAGATGCCACACAAGCCAGCGTTTAACACGCCACTGTGCAATCATCATATTCATGCGGGTGAGCGCATCGTTATAATCTTCGGGGAGCAATGACTGCCCGACACCGAGAATACCAGCGTCCTTAAACGCAAGGGTTATGATGTCTAAGGCAGTCGTTGCCATGGGTTATCCTTCTTTCTTCGCAGGCGACAGAACGGCAGATTTCGCCTTATCCTGCTGCGCTTTGAGTTCCGCAAGCTGCTTTTTGGCCGCTTCCAGCTCTACGGCCTTCCGCTCTAATTCAGCCTGGAGTTCATCTTCTCGTGAAATATGAGCCCCCGGAGCGCCAGTGGTGATAAATTCCACTTCTTCTCGAGCGTCAGCAACAATAATCGGATCACGCTTTTTGTCATCCCGATAGCCGACGACTTTCGGATATTCCTCAAATTTATAATCAGGAAAATCCATGTTTTCGTAAACCCCTAAAAACTGCTTTCTTGCCTTAGCCATTTTACTGCTCCTTGAAGGTGGCGGGGGCCGAAGCCCCCAGCCTTTTGTGATTAGATGATGTCCGCGACGACCACGGCCCATTCCGGGCGAACCCAGAGATAACCGTAAAGAACGTCCAGACGAGTGATGAACTGATCCGACTTAATGTCGAAGCCCGTCACCATGCGGAGCGACACGCCGTCCATGCGCTCACGCGCAACTTCCTGCATGTTCTTCGGCATTTCCAGATCGGCAGTCGCCATCGTCACCGCGTCGGGGATAAACGCAATGTTCTTGCGATAAACCGCGCCCGTCAGCGTCAGGCTGTTAATGGCAGCGCCGTTCGCAGGCGAAGCCGTAACCGTCTGATACTGGACGTTCGAACCACCAACCGGCGGAACGATGGCGGGGTAAATGCCAAGGACACCGCCTGCATAGCTCGTAACAACGAACTGCTGCAGTTCACCAGTCGAAACCTTGGTGATGCGGTTGACAGCGTTCACGCCAGCAAACGTGATGATGTCGCCAACGGTGAACGAGGACGCGCCGATAGTGACGTTGATGCTCGTGCCCGTCTGGTTCGCACCGTTGACGGTCGGAGAAACGCCGACAACATACGTGCCAGTCGTGTGCTTGATAACGGTCTGATCTTCGAACCAGTCGAAGCCAATCGCGTTATAAACTTCACCGCTGCGATACTGCTCGGAGATTTCCGTAGCCGGGTTCAACAGACCAGACAGCGACTGCACCGTGCGGGCCATCGAAACCGGGTCCAGAATGAACTTGCGGTTATCGGTCGGGGCCGAACGCAGCGAGAGCAGGGCTTTCGCCTGCAGCCACGTATCGAGGGTCGGACGGAGCAGATTGCCAGCCGCGTCGAAGTTACCGACAAGGTTGGAAACGCCACCTTCAACACCAGACATAACGTCCGCAGCAACCGCGCCCACGAGGTTGTTCACCGCCGGAGCAAGAATGCGCTTCGAGTAATCGTCCAAGCTCATGGTGCGCTCGGCAGAGTTGAACGAAACGTCCACGCCCTTCTGGGTGGCGAGCGTCAGCGTGGTGCTGGTTTCCGCCGTGTCCTGAATCTGCGCGACCGGACCCGTGCGAACGGTATAGTCGTTCGGCAGGCGGATACGCAGGCTCTGGCCGATCTTCGCGCCAGTAATGGCGAACTGGTCGTCATACTGCGTGTCGATATGCTGGAGGAACGAGTTGGTGTTGACCCAGAGGCGAACGGCCTCACGGGTAATCATCTTAATTGTAAGAATTTCATTGGACATTTTACTGACCTCTGGTTAAGCGCGGACGCGCTGCTACTGACATCAAAAAGCATGGGGGAGTCCCCTGCGTTTCGACGGTGCCCGCGTCCGTCACTTTGTCGGGCCAGCCCAGACCGTTTGCCCCACGGCCAGAGAGGGGGGATCGTAAGGTGATCCCGCCTACCTTCTACGACGCGATACACTCGCGTTTCGTAATCTCGCCCATTCTTCCATAGAAATGTTAGGATCGTCAAGGGTGGCCGGAGCCGCACCAACGCCCTGCACTTTCGGGGTAATGGGAGGCGGCGCAGAAGAAACACGCTTGGGCGAATTAAGCCCCTGTGCAATCTTCGCCACCGCAACTGCCTGCCTTGTCGGAGGCAGCATGGCAATCCGCGCCGCTTCATCCGGGTTCTTCGCCAGATGATAAAGCACGTCCTGCGGATTTCCAGTTTCAATCGCAGCTTCCGTGAGGGTCGTCGGAATACCCCCTAAAATCTGCGCCATGTTGTTTAACTGCGGAGCCCAGTCGCCGTATTTACCAAGGCCCTCATTCCAGATTTTATCAGTAGTGTCTTTCCACTGTTGCTGCTTGGCAAGTTCCTGGGCCTGCCGGTGAACTTCAAGCTGTATCTGGCGAGGATCATACGGGACTTCGGCAGCGGGCTGCTGCGGAGCGTATTGCTGCTGCTGATAGTATTCAGCCTGCTGCAAGCGTTCTTCAAGTTCCCGCTTCTGTCGGGTAAGCTGGCCGATGCGATCCAAAAGGCCCTGCGGGGGTTTTGCAGAGCTGTCAGCAGTTATGGACTCGTCGTTACCGAGCGCCTCACCCGCAACTGCTGTATCTTGAGCCGCATCGGCCACAACGGGGGCTTCGACAGCGGCTGGTGCTTCTGGCGTTGCCGCGCCGCTTTCCCCGTCACTTTGCCGCATCGCGGCTTCCCAGAATTTCTGCATGGTGTTCATGGTTAGGCTCCTGCACCTTTCTTCATTTGAAGGACGCCCTCACGTCCCCGACGCAACGTCGCGTCTCTTACTAATGCCTCATGTATCTGATCTTTCAAGGACTCATCCATGTTGGTCGTTAATAACTGCGTCAACGTGGCCCTAGCAGCATCAAGATAAAGAGCCCAACAAGAGGACACATACGCCTCTCGATCTGGGTATTTTTCATAAAATTCATTTGACCTTCCGGCATTCTTTTCGTAAACTTCTTGCGCCATTTCCATGGCAGTTTTCGCCACCAGTTTATGCGCGTGTGCCCCTTTTCCGGGTAGTCGTAACAACGGTTCTCTTGACATTCTTGGCTCCTATTGTGGCAGCAGCACTCTTACAGGCCGCTGATGTTCGCCCACACGATACTCATTTCGTAAGTAAGTGCCCTCTGGGCTATGCTCATAATACGCCCCGCTTGTGAACGGAGCAAGGCGATAATTCTGATCTGTGTAAGATTGCAACACGTTACCTAAACCCGGAAGGCTTTGCACAGGTGGCAAACTGTGTCGGAGCCCAGAATATTCCGTGAAAGACATATCAGGGATTGCAGGATGTTGAGCGTAAGCTGCTTGCTCACGTAAATAATGCTCACGCATCGCCGCCAAATCTTCTGCAGAAAAGTAACGCTGTTGAATTGGCTCTTGGTCCCCGACATACGTGCCAACAGCAGCGCGCAAGTTGGCGGGCATAAGGGTGTTGAAGAAGTTTTCAGTCGGTGACGGTGTGCCATACAGGGCATTCATTTGCTCGCGTTCTTGCTGACCATAAAGCACATTCTCACCCGGAGTTACCCTCGCCTCCGGGTGGAGTTTATAAAACTCCTCTTGGAGTTTGAAAAGGTCTTGTCCGGCAGGGGCTTCATAAACGCCCCCGCGCAATTTGGGCTCAGCCATTATTCAACCCTCAATACGGCCAGGGGTTTGTCGCATAATATTCTTGATACTGCCGACCACGTTCAGCTTCACCCTGTCCGAAAAGACGATCAAGGGCCTGCGTCACGTAATAGTTCAAGTTGCCTTCGAACTGGGCCTGTTGCTGCGAAGCAGCCTTTTCCCCTTTCTTCCCGCCTTTGCTTTTCGAAGTCCGGGCTTCCGCAGGCGACATCGGCATATTCTCGCTACGCAGCGTTGCCCCACCAGCAGAACCCTGCATCGGATTATTCGGGAGGGACATCAAAGACATCTCCGGGCCGTAGTTGCGCGGCATCTCCGGGCCATAAGCGTGAGGGCCGCGATGTGCGTAAACGTCCATGACAGGCAATTCGGCACGAGGCTCGCCACCGCGACCGGCCATGTAACCAGTCGCACCGCCAATCGCTGCCGCAGCCAAACGCGGATCAAAACGCATTCCAGAAGGCGACATCGCCATGCCTTCACGAGTCACGCCGAAATCCATTCCGCCGCCATAAGGCCGTGCCTGCGGGCCACCAATGCCATAAACCTCCGACCACTGGCCTTCAATCGGGCCTCTTTCATAACCCAGACGCGGCGCACCCTGCGGGCCTCCAATCTGCCGAGGAGCCGCACCTTGCGCCTGCTGCCCAACGGGCTCATAAACCAGCCCGCCCTGACGATACGGCACCATCGCGGAGCCCATTTCCTCTGGAGTGTATTCGCCATACATTCCACGCGAAGCACCCGTGCCCATACGTCCACGGCGATAAGCGTCCATTATATTCTGGTCGAACTTGTTCATCGGCGTAGGGCCAGTCGTCGTGCGACCCATTCCGCCCGGAGCATACGACTCGTAATCCGTGACAGCCATCTCCGGGGCATAACCCTGCATTCCAAACCGACCCGTCGAAAGGCCGACTTGGTTCTGCTGGAACGGCGTCATCGGACGCATCGACGTGCCCATTTCCGGCGGCACATTGCGATAGTAAGGCGCAACTGGCGCAGTCTCGGGGGGCATGTAGCCAATCTGCGGCATCGGGGAAATCACTTCCCCTTCCATAGCAGCAGGTCCTGCAATCTCTCGCCGAGCAGCTTCCTGCGCTCCTTTTTTGGCGCCCGCTTTTGCGCCCTTTTTTACCAATCCTCGCAGCGCAGCCAGAGGCAAAAGGTCCTCTGCAACACTTACAGGATTTTGCCGAAATGTTTCCAGCGCAGTCGGAAGATTTTTATAACGTCTGGCATAATGTCCATAAGCACGAGTTGCAGCTTCTTGAGGGCGCATCGCATAATAACCGACGCCTTGTGCAGCCTGTAGGGGATTTGCGGCTATATCATACATGCCCTGTGAGGAACCTATTAAACCTTCCGGCACATTGCCAAACACTTCATCCCAATAAGCCATATCAAATCTCCTTCGTTACACGGGCCAGCACACCCGGCATCTGCGGGTGCGGGGCATACACTTCACCATCGGGGCCGCGTGAGCCTCCCGGCGGAATTTCGTGATCTTCGAGCGCCAAAGGCATCTGGCGTCCCGGCATCTGATCCTGATGACCTTCGTAGGTATCGCTGATCGGAACCTCGGTGCTTTCCTCGACGGCCTGATCGGAAATCTGTGCATTTTGCTGCTGCGTAAGACCGACGTTCTTGAGCAGAATATCGAGACGCTTGGTGATTGCGTCGTAAACCTCGACTTCGCGCTTTTCGAGGCGAGCCTGGGACTTGCCCTTTTCCTTTGCAAGTTCGTCCATCGTGGTCTGCAAGGCTTGTTGCAGTTGCTGCGCCTGCTGTGCAAGCATCTGCTCGTTCTGCGAAGGTCCTTGGCCGAGAGCCTGCGGAGGCACCATGCGCTTGAGGCGTTCCGCAGCTTCTTCTGCCATCGGAAAATCACCAGCGCGGAACATGATGTCACCGATGATGCTGGTAAGGCCGGGGTTCTGCGTGAGGATCAAAGTGAGCGCGTTAAACGCTTCCTCACGCCTCGTTGCATAACCCGGACCCACATCTGCCGTGACTTCATACTTACCAATCGCGGGATTTAATATGCGCCCGATGACCTCATTATTTTCATTAACTTCCAGCATGTGCGCCTGCTGCAACTGCGGATCAAGTTTGACCTCAAGGCTCTCATTGTTTTCCGCAAGGATCATAATGATACGATTGGTGT